TCACCAAAGCTGTGGACTACATAGATACAGCTCGTGATTACATGAAAGCACAGAATTACGAGGAAGATACACAAACTGACGAAGCCAAATATCAAGGTCGTGAAGTGCCATTAGGTAAAAAGATGGCCGGCGATGTTAAAAAATCCAAAGTATATGTACGTAAGCCTAATGGTAACATTGTCAAGGTAAACTTTGGCGATAAGAAAATGCGTATTAAGAAAAGTAATCCTGCTCGTAGAAAGAGTTTCCGTGCTAGACATAATTGTGCGAATCCAGGACCTCGTCATAAAGCCAGATACTGGTCTTGTAGGAGCTGGTAATGCTGTTAAGAGAAATGTTTTCGCCTATTGGCGCACCCAAAGACGACCAGCAAGAAATTGATTACTTAGACGATCTAAAATTTTTCATCGACAACGATTCAAAAATGTTAGATCAATATTTCTTTCCTGCTGTGAAACGCCATCGTGAACACCGCGGCAATCCCAATGTGTTCAAAGTTTATATCCGCCCACTAGAACAATGCATGAGTCACTATTGTGATCAATTCGACATAGACGATGCAGATAAGAAATTCCCCAAAGATAAACTCATAGACTTAGCCAAACGCATTGCTGAAGAGCAAGAACGTCACATTGAAAAAGGCGACTACGACTGATGCTGTTAAAACAACTGTTCGAAGACGGAACCAAGCATGTGACATTCTGTTTTGGCAGAATGAATCCTCCTACGATTGGTCACAAGCAGGTATTAGATACTATGAAAAGCCAAGGTGGCGAAATGAAGATTTTTGTCAGTCAAAGTCAAGACAAAAAGAAAAATCCCCTGGACTATGTGACTAAGATCAAATTCATTAAGGAAATGTTTCCTCAGTACGCCAAGGATGTAGTAGACAATGCAGGACTAAACACCATTGGTAAAGTAGCCAGCTATCTGCACGAACAGGGATACAACGCTGTGACATTTGTAGCAGGGTCGGATCGTTTAGAAGATATGAAAAGTCTTCTTACACAGTACAACGGTGTAGAAGGCAAGGCGCACGGGTTCTATAAATTTGATGTTATTGATTTTGCCAGCAGTGGAGACCGTGAAGACGGAGCCGAAGGTGTAGCAGGTGTCAGTGCCAGCGGTGCAAGAGCAGCCGCTGCGAATAATGATTTCGAAGGATTTCAAGAAGCCACTGGCGCAGGAGAGTTGGCCAAACCGTTGTTCACTGCTGTGAGAAATGGTATGGGCATTAAGGAAGAAGTAGAAGAAGGGTGGAAAAGTAAAATTGCAGGTGCTGCATTAGCAGGTGCTGCTGCACTAGGTGGCGGTGGGGCTTACGCTCAAAGTTCAGGCGAAGACTTTCTTCCAGATATTGTTGCACACGTTACGTTTAAAGTTGACGGTAAAGAAATAACCAAAGATATTAATTTAGGAACAACATATAAGTCTCCAGGAGAAGCTTCAGAAGCTCTTGAAAAGTTTTTAAAATCTAAAGGTATAAAATATTACGATTTTAATCTTGAACGTGTAAAACCTAAAGACAATGACTATTTAGATAAAACTCCTGCTAAGAATTCACCAGACCTAAGTAATTTTAGTACATCGTATCTGCAAAAAGTTGCAGCAGGCGAGCATCCGAGACCTATGGTCGATAAAGACGATGCTAAAAAAGAATTAGCTAAAAGACGTAATGAAAGTGTTTCAGAAGCACCTATCGAGATGGATCCAGCAGATCCAATGGATCCAATGATTCACAGTCATGATAAAGCCAATCCTGCTAAATTAAAGTATCGCATGCTACGTGCGGCCGGACAACTAAAAGATCTAGCCAGTCGAGCTGAGAATGCCAGTCCGGGCGAGTGGCAACTAATGGCTCGTCAGTTTGACGAACTAAAAATGAATATGGAACAGATTCGCCACGCTCTAGAAGAACTAGGTAAAATAAAAAGCAAAGGTGGCATTAGGTCAAGAGGTATCACTGTATGAGAGCAAAAGATTTTGTACCGCCTAGTAAACCTCGTAATTTTGTAGCCAAGAATCAAAAGACTGCAGGTGCTGGCGCACACAAAGATAAAAAACGTGCAGAGAAACAAGGCAATGTCAAGCACAAGCAGAAACAGTTTGAAGAAGATGTAGAGCAAGATACTAATTCAAAATAAAAAATATCATGGACGAATTAGACGAAATTAAAAAACTTGCAGGTATTAACGAATTTCGAGGCTATCAGCCGTATGGTGGCAGCAACATAAGTATTACCGGAAATGAAAAAGGTGAACTTATGAAAAAACATAATATTAAACCAGGCACTGATGAATGGTTTCAACTGTGGTTTAGTAAACCATACTTAACTGGTGAAAAACCTGTAGGAAAGTAAAAATGGTCGAGATAACAGAATCAGCAAAATCTAAAATAATGGATCTATTGCTAGAAGAGAATAATCCCAAGCTGGCATTACGCACATTTGTACAAGGTGGCGGGTGCAGTGGTTTCAGCTATGGCTTTACCTTCGACGAAACAAAGAACGAAGACGATTTTGAATTTCCTATCAACGAACAATACAATGTGTTTGTCGATGCAATGAGCATGCAGTATCTACAAGGTGCTGTTATTGATTACAAAGAAGAAGCAATGGGCAGTCAGTTTGTTATTACTAATCCTAATGCACAATCAACCTGCGGCTGCGGCAGTAGCTTTTCAGTATGAACCCAAACAATTACCCAGTATATCCAGAGGACGACGGTTATGACACTCCAAAAAACCCTTACAGCCCTGTGTAATAAATTTATCACAGGTTTGGCCATTTATGGCATCAGCATGAGCCTAGCCTATGCTGGTTACATCGGACAAGACATTAATCCACAATATGATTGGTGTGACCCGAGGTTCTGTTGTCCTCCAGGAAATTTAGATGAGAGCAAGTGAATTTGTTGTAGAAAAACGCCGCAAGCGTAAGCCTCGGTGGGCTGCTTATGGCCCAGGGCCGTATGGCGGTTACGGGTATGCTACTGGATACAGTGGCGATGGCGGCAGCAGTGGTGGTGACGGAGGCGGTGGTGAGAGCATCGAGCATGAAAACTTTGCAGATGGTAAAAAGCCTGGTCGTAAAGGACTTGCTAAACGCAGTGGAGTCAATACCAAAGCCAGTGTTAGCAGCCTAAGAAAAACAGCTAAAAATTCATCAGGTGAAAAAGCTCGCATGGCGCACTGGTTAGCTAACATGAAAGCAGGCCGTGCTAAGAAGAATAAATAACAGTATGAAAATATCAGAAATTTTAGAATCAGCAACAGCAGGCGCTACCAGTGCTGGTAACGTAGCTATAGGTGCTGTATACAAAAATAAACCCGGAAAAACGGCAAAAAACAAAGACGGAACTGCCAAAAACGCATTAGATCTTAAAGGAACTAATCTGTTAACTGGTGGGTCTTTGGTAAAAAGATAAATACATAATACACTTTTAGGAATGTGAACATGGACTTCAAATCGTTAATCAGCAAAATAGAAAGCATCGACGGCAAAATCGATACTCCAAAAGCACCACAGCTACCCAAGTCTGTGCAATTGAATGAAGACGCACAACTGCGTGTTCTAAGCGGCCGTACTACTTACGTTGCTGAAGCTAAAAAGAAAGCTGAAGAAGACGTTAAAGAAGCCGACGACATGAAAGTAGGCGATAAGAAAAACATCGCTACTGGCACTGTTGAAAAAACAAAAACAGGCATTGTTCACAAGAGCAGCAAGGCCTATGGCGGCAGTGAAGAAAAAGAAGCTGATGAAGATGACAAGCCAAAGAAAAAAGCCAAGAAAGAAAGTGTAGAACCTCAGTTTAAAAGCAAGTTCATGAAAATGGTCGAAGCCAAGAAAGAAGAAGCTGCTGATAAGAAAAAGAAAATGGCTAAGAAAGAAAAGATGGCAGAAGGATCTAAGCCAGACTTCTTAGACGTTGACAAAGACGGCGACAAGAAAGAGCCAATGAAAAAAGCTGCTGCTGACAAAGGCGATGACAAGCCAGCTGGCAAGAAAGGCATGAGCGACAAGCAGGCCAAATATTTTGGTAAGAAAACTGAAAGCGCAATGATGCCTAAAGGCAAAAAGCGTCCAGTTAAAGAAAGTGTAGAAACAAAATTATCTTTCAAACAAATGGTACAGTTGGTACAAGAAAGTGGTGGTCAACAACAGATTGATCCTGTAGACAAAGCTCTGTTTACCTGGGCCGAGCGTGTGGCCAAGAACAAACTAGGCGAAGGTATGAAAGCTGATCTGTACGCAGGTCTAGTATACGAACGCAACGGCGGTGTATTTGAAATGTACGATGTACTATCAGAAGACCAAAAATAATTTTTAGTTTGGTAAACAAAAGCCAGTCATAGGTTGACTGGCTTTTTTTATGACTATATAATAGTTGTATAGGAGAGAACAAATGACAAAAATGTACGGGCCAGAAGAAAAAGCCAAATTAGAAAGATTGATCAATGAAGGATCAAATGTTCTACGAGAAGTCGAAGACCTGCAAGAGGGTCTCAAAGAAACTGTGAATGCTGTTGCAGAAGAATTACAGATCAAACCCAGTTGGATCAACAAAGCAATACGCATTGCACACAAAGACAATTGGAAAGATCACGAAGCTGAATGGAACGAGATCGAAATGATCCTCGGCGTAACAAAAAAACTGCCTGAATGAATGAACTATTAAAACCTACGTTTGATTGGATTAGGGATGATTGGAATTCTCATCCCTTACGGTTTTTTATTGAGTTACTCGCTTGGGCTATTAGTATTGGTTGTTCAATCACTATGGCTGTCACGGTTCCCAATCCGCCATTACTTGCTCTATATCCTGTTTGGATCGCTGGCTGTGCCATGTATGCTTGGGCTGCTTATACTCGGAAATCATTTGGCATGCTGGCTAACTATATCTTGCTAACCGCAATTGATACGTTTGGCCTAGCAAGAATGCTAATTAATTAAATAATGTGAGAAGGTAGGCGGGCCATAAACCGCACATTGGTATTTGCAAGCCTAAAATTGCATAGGAGAAAAAAATGAGTTTCGTGGACGCATACTACGATCGCGACAATGACACTATCCGTGTCGTTGAACGTGACGACAAAGGGCAGAGGCATTTCAAAGACTATCCTGCCAGACATATATTCTATTACAACGATCCCAAAGGCAAGTTCCAATCTATCAAAGGTGAACCCCTTAGTCGAGTAAGTTCAAAGAATGTTAAAGAACATCGCAAAGAACTTGCTATACATTCAAACAAAAGACTCTACGAGTCAGACATTAATCCTATCTATAGATGTCTTGAAGACCATTATCTCAATCAAGATGCTCCAAAACTAAATGTAGCATTTTTCGACATTGAGGTAGACTTCGATCCAGAACGTGGTTATGCATCACCAGACGATGCGTTCATGCCAATCACCGCCATTGCTGTGTATCTACAATGGATGGAGACCATGGTATGTTTGGCTATTCCCCCTAAGACTCTGAATATGGAAGAAGCAACTAAAGCAGTCGCAGAATTCCCCAACGTCATGCTGTTTGACAACGAAGCAGACATGTTGAATACTTTCTTGGATCTAATACAGGAGGCGGATGTGCTGAGTGGCTGGAATTCGGAAGGCTTTGATATTCCGTATACCGTTAATCGTGTTACTAAGGTTCTCAGCAAAGAAGATACCAAACGATTTTGTCTATGGAACTGTTTGCCTAAGAAACGCGAATATGAAAAGTTCGGTAAAACTGCCACCACATATGACTTCATCGGTCGTGTGCATATAGACAGTCTTGAGCTGTATCGCAAGTACACTTATGAAGAACGCCATACATATCGATTAGATGCCATTGCTGAATATGAACTAGGTCAAAGAAAGACCCAATACGAAGGCACACTAGATCAATTGTACAACAACGATTTTAAAACATTCATTGAATACAACATCAACGACTGTAAACTGCTAGATGATCTAGACAAGAAACTGAAATTCATTGACTTGGCTAATACTATTGCACACGAAAACACAGTGTTGTTAGCAACCACTATGGGTGCAGTGGCTGTGACTGAACAAGCTATTATTAACGAAGCTCACCGCAGAGGGATGATAGTTCCTAATCGTAAAAAGATGGAAGAGCACGGAGACACACAGGCTGCTGGTGCTTACGTTGCATATCCTAAGAAAGGCATTCATGAGTGGATCGGTTCGCTGGATATTAACTCACTGTATCCTTCAGCGATTCGTGCGTTGAACATGGGTCCGGAAACCATTGTAGGGCAGTTGCGACAAGATGGAACCAAGGATTTTATTGCAGCAGAAATGTCCAAAGGCAAATCTTTTGCGTCAGCTTGGGAAGGTATATTTGGTAGTCTCGAGTATTCCGCAGTTATGAACAAAGAAGTAGGTAGAGAAATCAACATCGACTGGGAAGGCGGCGGTTCTGACACTTTAAGTGCGGCACAGGCCTATGATCTTATATTTGACAGCAACCAACCTTGGATGATCTCAGCTAATGGCACTATCTTCACATATGAAACAGAGGGAGTGATTTCAGGACTGCTGGCTCGTTGGTACAAAGAACGTAAGGAAATGCAGGCCAAGCTGAGAGAATGTATCCAAGCTGGCAACAAGATTGAAGAAGAATACTGGGACAAGCGACAGTTGGTCAAGAAGATTCTGTTAAACAGTCTATATGGTGCGATTTTAAATCCGGGCTGTAGATTCTTTGATAACAGAATTGGTCAGTCAACTACACTAACTGGTCGACAAATTGCCAAACACATGGCATCAAAAGTTAACGAAATTATCACCGGAGAGTATGACCACGTAGGCAAAGCGGTCATATACGGTGACACAGACTCTTGTTATTTTTCAGCGTATGCTACACTGAAAAAAGACATTGAGAAAGGCCTGATTCCTTGGAACAGAGAATCAGTTGTTGAACTTTATGATACCATAGGAGATACAGTCAATGGCACATTTGTCAAATTCATGCAAGATGCATTCCACGTCCCCCGAGCTAGAGCCGAGGTCATCAAAGCAGGTCGCGAAATTGTTGCAAGCAAGGGACTGTTCATTACCAAAAAACGATATGCAGTGCTCTACTACGACAAAGAAGGCAAACGAGCAGACACAGAAGGCAAACCAGGAAAAATTAAAGCGATGGGGCTTGATCTCAAGCGTTCAGATACCCCGGTTGTTATACAAGACTTCTTAAGTGAAGTGTTGACTAAGACACTAACTGGCGTGACCAAAGAAGAGATCCTGCAGTATATCACTGATTTCCGCACAGAGTTTAAAACTCGACCGGGTTGGGAGAAAGGTAGTCCCAAACGTGCTAACAATATTACAGAATACGCTGCCAAAGAAAAGAAGGCAGGCAAGACTAACATGCCCGGACATGTCAGAGCTTCATTAAATTGGAACACGTTGAAGCGAATGATGGACGACAAGTACTCAATGCAGGTAGTAGATGGCATGAAAGTGATTGTGTGCAAGATCAAAGACAATCCTATGGGGTATACTTCTGTGGCCTATCCTGTGGACGAACTGAGATTACCGCAGTGGTTCAAAGATCTGCCTTTCAACGATGCTGAAATGGAAACCACAGTGATCGATGAAAAGTTAGGAAACCTTATTGGTGTATTGGAATGGGACATCAGTTCAACAAGGTCGGATAATACATTTAACAAATTGTTTGATTTTGAGTAATTTCTAGGTTGCTTTTTACTCAAGATCTAAATATAATCTTAATATACAGGAGAATTCTCAATGAAAGATATTTTACAAGACATCGTTAGCCATACGCAGAATCTAGGCTTCTTGACCACAGTCAAGGTAACAGGCACAGATAAAGGCACAACTGTTAACTCAATGGCCGATGACCGTTCAGTTATCATGGAGGCAGAAACTGCTAATCCATACCCAGATATGATCGGTGTGTTTGGTATGCCGCAACTCAACAAGTTGAAATATCTCTTGGAAGGTGCAGAGTACAAAGAAGGGGCAAAGATCAGTATTACCACAGCAGAACGCAATGGTGAAACTTTGCCAGTGGGTCTACACTTTGAAAACAAAGACGGCGACTTTAAAAACGACTATCGCTTTATGAATCAAGAAATCATCAATGAAAAGATGAAGACTGTGAAGTTTCGTGGCGTTAAGTGGGATGTTGAAATTGAGCCGTCAGTGACCTCTGTGCTTCGCTTTAACTTCCAAGCAGGTGCTAACTCTGAGCATCCTACATTCCTTGCCAAGACAGAAGGCGGCAATCTTAAATTTACGTTCGGTGATGCATCAACACACGGCGGCGAGTTTGTATTTGCACAGAACGTTGCAGGTAAACTTGATCGTGGTTGGACTTGGCCTGTGTTGCCAATCTTGAGCATTCTTAAGATTGCAGATACCAACACCACAAAGATGTCGTTGAGCAATGAAGGTGCTATTCAGATCACTCTAGATAGCGGACTTGCTACTTACAAATATATCATCCCAGCACAAGCTGCCTAAATATGATCAAAGGTTTACAAGGCGTAACAGGCATTACGGTTGGTGGCGGAAATACCGCCCTACCATATGTCGGTCCAAACTCAAGCAACCCAATGACTGGGATGATGCGTATCCACAACACCGAACTAGAAGTGTTTAACGGATCAAATTGGCAAATGCTATCTACCAGCTATGCCACAGTAGGCCTAGATCAAGATGTGCTAGACATTATACAATGGGCTCGTAAAAAACGCCAAGAAGAAAATGATTGGTACAAACTTGCTTCATCTAATGAAGCAGTTCGTATCGCATTAGAACAACTAGAACAGGCAAAAACAAGATTAGAACTTACAGCAATTTTATCGAGAGAATATGAAACAACCAATTGACCTAACACCTTTACAGAAAGACTATGCTGTGTATTTGCCAGCTATCAGTTCTTTCTATTCAACTTATGTTGCAAAACAACGACTAGAAGAATTTGTTTCTAAAGATCGAATTCCTGCGGGATTTGATCGTGGCATTGAAGGCATGAACTTCTTAAATGCTGATCAAGGATACTTTACCTACAAGTATGCTCTGTATTCAGCAGGTCACGCACAGTTAGATCTTGAAAAGTCAATGACTCAAGAATCAATGATACAAGACCGTGATCGACCTAATACAATGATTTTAGGTGATTCAGGTGGATATCAGATTGGTAAAGGTGTTCTTAAGTTTGATTGGTTGAACTTTGAAGGGCCAGAAGCTACTAAGACTCGTCAAAAGATTCTTGAGTGGCTTGAACTTACTGCTGACTGGTCAATGATGTTAGACGTTCCAACATGGGCATGTGATCATATTCATTCACCAAAGACTGGATTGAAAACATTCGAAGACTGTCTAGAAAAGACTCGCTACAATAACGATTACTTCTTAATGAATCGGTTAGGTCAAACCAAATGGCTTAATGTTCTGCAAGGCGGAGACTGGGATACTGCTGAGAAATGGTATGCTGGCGTTAAAGAGTTTAGCGACCCCAAAGGCAAGTATGCCGGACGTGAAGCTGAAGGTTGGGCATTTGGTGGTGCTAATATGTGCAAGATGGATATCACCCTCAAACGTCTAATGACTATGCGTGACGAAGGTATGCTAGACGGCAAGAACTGGATTCACTTCTTGGGTACTGCACAGCTAGACTGGTCATGCTATCTAACACAGATTCAAAGACAAATACGTAAACATATCAATCCAGAACTTACTATCAGTTTTGACTGTGCAAGTCCGTTCATTGCCACTGCTCACGGACTTGTCTATACAAATGCACAGCATACCAACAAGCGTTGGTCAGTGATCATGGATAAGGCTCCGGATAATAAAGCACTTGCTGGGCGTCACGACATTCCGTTTCCTTTTGAAAGTGAGTTTGCAAGTCGATTGACTATGGGTGATATTGCCTATTACGATTACGGTGTTCGTAAGACTGATCAAGAATTAGCGGGTAAGAAATTTGATCATCTAAATCCAGAACACTATCATACTGTGCCCAAACTAAACAAGTTAGGCAAGATTCCGAACAAGACCAGTTGGGATAGTTTCAGCTATGCATTAATGATGGGGCATAATGTTGAATGTCATATCAAGGCAGTACAACGTGCTCAACAGTTAATGGACATTGAATGTGCAAGATTTAAACCAGACTGGAGAATGAAAAGTATTGAAGGCAAAAAAGAAATTGAATTCAGTGATTGGGTTCCAAACAAAATTCTTTACTTTGGCACATTCGTTGAAGAACTATTCAATACTAGAACTAAAGCAGAAGCATTTGACATGATTGAGACTGCTGGACTATTCTTGAAATCGTTAGAAGGTGCTCGACTACAAGGAGGGCCTGCTGCAAATACTTTTGGTAGTTTGTTTGAGTTTGATGATGGTAAAAAAGCTGGAGAAATTGATTTTGCAAATCCAGATGACGATGACCTAAATAGTCTTGTAGCCGAATAAGGAGTTGACATGTATCAAAATAGAATAAAGCATCTAGAAGAAGCGCATCGTGCTTTGGACAAACAAATAGATACTATGGAGAAAACCGGTATCTTTGATGACCTAAAAATAGAAGAATTGAAGAAACAGAGGTTGCGTTTAAAGGACGATATTGTTATACTTAAACACAAGCACGAAGCAGTGATGCAAGAAGCACAGGCAGAACAAGAAGCAAAAAGAAACGGACTAGAACTATGAAATGTAATACATGCGGTCAAGAGGTTTCAACCAACTGCGATTGGCAACAAGGTCGTTGCCCGCATCGAATTCCATTCTTAAATGATTATCATTTTCGATATCTCAACTTAATTAACTCAATCAAAAACTGGTTTAAACGATGAAAAGAAATTACGAGTCAGGTGTTACTGATGCTATCACTTTCTTCACTGGGATAGAAATCGAACATACACCTGCATACGGAATGAAAACGCTGTTTGTTGTCGGGGAACATGATCCGTATGTAATCATGGAACTGGCGAGAAATCATAAATGCGAACATATCTACTTCGGAGCTAATCAAAGTTTCAAAACGCTAGGCGTCAATGATTCAGCAACGTGGCGTCCTTGGGAGAATATGATTTATGTATGTCTCGATGCTGAAGATGGATTTTGGTGTACCTTAGACTTTGATGTTAAAGAAACAGAAGGACTGCTTGAAAGCGGTCTTACAGAAAAGCGTAGATTTATTCCGCAGATCAGTGTAAAATTACCTTATCTAAATCAACTGGGCTATAATGCTACATTAAAGATAGATGACAAAGATTTTAACGCAAGCAATCCTGGGGTGTGGTGCCATAACCTGCAGGACCTATTAGGAAGAGATCGCTTCACTAATTGGGATCAATATGGCAAAGATGAGATTATCAAATGAGTGGTGGATACGCCGTAGCATCAACTGCAAAGGTTCCAAGAAGGATTCCAAGGATTACTGGTGCTAATACAGTTAAACGTGCAAGACAATACGTAGAAGAAAGACCTATGAAACTAACATTTAAACAAAGAATTCGCAACTGGCTAATGAACGACAACGACGATGCTGAGTACGGTAATTCTATCAGCGTTGACGAAGAAGGCCCGAATATTCAAACACAGTCATTTAGATTAAATGTCTACAGTGCCGGTGGCGGAACTATTATCGAAACTACCAAATATGATCGTCAAAGAGACGACCACCGTCACAGCCTGCATATAGTCACCGACGACAAAGACCTTGGTGAAGAATTATCCAAAATTATCACCATGGAGAGTCTAAGATGAACACACAAATTCAAGAAATTCTAAATAAGTCAACAGAAGATATTATGGGTGTTCCTGTCGTCAATCAAGAACTATTTGCTAGACTTCTTATAGAAGAATGTGCTAAAATATGTTTTGAACTTAGATTTACCACAGAAGGTCCTGCAGAAGGTGCATCATATCAACGCACACTCTGCGGAACTGCAATTAAAGAAAACTTTGGACTTCAAGGCAAAGGCCCAATAACTGCAAAGAACGTAAAATGATTATTAGACAAGACCAAAGACCTAACAAAATGATTTGGGTTACCTTCCGCAAAGAAGGTATTCACAAATATCCGGCCGCACTTACAGATGCCAACCTTGCTACAGGTGATGAGTATGATGTAAGTTTTCTAGGATATCCACATCGTCACATCTTCCACTTTAAAGTTTGGATTGGTGTTACGCACGATGACCGCGATATCGAGTTCATTCAGTTTAAACGCTGGTTGGAAAAACTGTACGCAGAAGGTACACTCCAACTAGACTACAAGAGTTGCGAGATGATGTCAGGCGATTTGTTTGACGCTATCTCCAATAAGTATCCAGGTCGCGAGATTTGGATTGAGGTCTCCGAAGACGGAGAAAATGGTTCATTCATCAAATACTAAAAGGAACATCGATGAAAAACTACAAGGACTACAGGTACTTTGAAAATCGTCCTGACGTTGTGAAAGTGTGGGAAGACCTTGAGGCCTACCACGATTGGTGCAGATTTCAACTCTGCGATTTCAACCCTGCAGATCTCTATCGTAGAGATTCTCAAAACTATGGATCGTATCTTGCCAGTAAGCGGCCAAGACGTCCATATCAAGGCAACAGACCAAACTTTCAAAAGAGAGGTTAAAAAATGGCACGAGTTTTTCTTATTGATCTAGAAGCAGTTGAGACACGTTACACAGGTCAGTGGAAAACTCATGTGCCTGCGTTACTTAAAAAGGCAGGACACAATGTTCAAATTATATCTGGGCCTGAAGATATTCCTTCAGCCACTACTCCTGGTGCTTTTCTTAATTTTGGTGGCACCAATATATACAAGTCTAGTCAAGTTGAGCAGATGGGCCGGTTATTTTGTAACGGAGCCGTTCATCCCGGCGATCACTTTATCTTTACTGATGCTTGGCATCCTGGTATCATAAACTTAAAGTACATGAGTGAGTTGTTGGGTATTCCCGTAACTACACATGGCTTATGGCATGCTGGCAGTTATGATCCACAGGACTTCTTAGGACGTCTTGTTGGAGATAAACCCTGGGTACGTCATGCAGAGAAGAGTTTCTACCACGCTTTTGATCACAACTACTTTGCCACAGACTTTCACATTCATATGTTTTACGAGAATTTGATTCAACCTGATCCGGATCGTAAAGTAAGTATGTACAAGACTGTATTTGATGATACTTTATTCACCGACAAGGTTGTTCGCACAGGATGGCCCATGGAGTATATGACTGATACTCTACTCATGTACAAGAATATGCCCAAGCGTGATCTTATCTTGTTCCCG